AGTTTCTTCAATAGCAGAGGCTAGTTCAAATGATGTAAATGTAATAACCTCAAGTACATCGCCAGATGCTAAAGCAGATAGAGATGTAATGCTTGTTCCGTTAGATGCTGTGTAATCAGTTGTAGGAACTAATAGAACACCATTCAAGTATACCTGTGCTTTGCCAGGGATATAAGATAATGTTAAGCCATTAGCATCTGTTCCCGTTACTGAGGTTTCTCCACCACTAGCATTAAAACGATAACGATAGATTGCTGCAGTTGAGGATATTGAACCCCATTCTGTGCCTGTCCAAGCATACATAGCATTTGCTACTGAGTTCCAATAAATAGCACCAACAAGAAGTGTATTGCCATCATTGTCTACAGATGGAGCAGATGACTTAGCGCCTAAGTATCTATCATCAAAGTTATCGTAGGTTGTAGCAGCAGCGGCAGCGGAGGCTGCAGCAGCAGTAGCAGAACCAGCAACTGTATCTACATATGCTTTAGTCGCAGCATCTGCGTTACTTGTAGGAGTTCCTAGGTTGGTAACCTTAAAAGTATTAGCATCTAAAGCACCTAGCAATTGACCAGAGGTTCTATTTAGGTAAGTGCCTGAAAGACTGATTGCTCCAGTGCTACCATCAACAGAAAGAACTGCATCTGTTGGACTTAATAACTCTTGCCAGTTACCCAATGTAGTAGCAGGAGTTGCTGTAAGAATAAATGATTTGTTAACATCTGTACGAACTGCAACGTCACCAACTTGTGCAGTAAGTGCAAGCATATTAGCCTCTGAGTTAACTACCTGTGTTGTAGTAATTGCAAGTGCTGGAAGGTGATGGGTAGGAACTAATCCACTACCATCAAGTTCAGCAAGACCATTTGCTGCGCCTTTTTGACCATTGATATATCCAAGGGATACAGCATCACCACTGTTGGTAGGAGTAGCAAGGTTAGTAATCTTCTGACTGTTTAATGAAACAGAACCAGTAGGTGCTGCCATTTGGTCAAGACGAGATGTTCTTACCTGTGTATCAAAATCTGAAACAGTTGATGCTGTCTGTGTACCAGTGTGATTAGCACGAGCCAGTGGGTCTACCGCTAACTTACTAAGTTCAATACCAGCAGAAGCATTAATGTCTGAGTTAACAATAGTTCCATCTACTAAATCAGCAGATGTAATAGTTCCACCAAGATTTAACTTAGACTTAGCAATAGCAGCAGAGGCATTAACATCTGCGTTTACGATAGAGCCAGTTGCAATAGAGGTTACTAGATTGACTGAGGTTGAGCCATTAAATGATACGGCTGCTGCCTCTACATCTCCAGTTAATTGGAAGTCTCTGGCAGTTGAAAGTGTTGCTGCTGAACCACTAGCATTACCAGTTAAGTTACCAGTAACATTACCAGTCAAGTTAGATGTAATTAAGTTAGCAGAGAAGTTACCTGAGCCATCACGGGCTACAATTGCAGAGTTTGTATTAGCAGATGTAGCAGTAGTTGCAGAGTTGGCTACTTTACCAGCAGTAGAGATAGTTGATAATTTGCTATCTGTAATAGAACCAGCAAGCATTCCGTTGGTTACTGTTCCAGTATCAGTTACTTTAACTACATCTGCAAGAGTTAATCCGTGTGCTGAAGCGGTCTCATTGATGTGGTCATTTGCTTCACGATAATCTCTACCGATAGCCATATGACGAACAACGGCACCAGCAGAGTGTGCTGTGCCAGTAGAACCATCACGTCCACGAACAATGGTAATTGTGTTTCCAGAGACAGGGTTACCCGCTGCGGAGACTACATCTACAATTTCTTCAAGAGCCGTATCTGGGTCAATGACAATTGTAAAGACTTCATTAGCGGCGACAGTAACTCCACCTAGAAGGGATGCTGCTGATACAACAGTGATTGACGTGCCACTAGATGTAACTGCGCTTGACAGCGTTGTTTGCTGAGAGCGTGAGGAATATTTTCTAATTGTTGGCATTGATGTTCCTTATCGGCGGGAGTAGTGAACTTTTACTGGATAATTTTGTTGCTGTGATTTTGTCTCTTCATCTAAACGTTGAGTATAAAGAGCATAAAGTTGCTTGGTTGCTGTTTGGGAAGCACCATATGGACGCTTAGAGTCTGTCTCATCCGCCTGTGGGCTTACTTGTGAAGCACGAGCAGGGTCTAGGAATGAGAGTAAACGATATGCTGCGCCCAAAATTACTACGTCCCGTGTTGACTCTGGAAGACCAGTTACTGTTGTATACACATCTGAGTTAGATGTAAATGGTTCAGGGTCAGTTGCATAAACAACCTTTACTGTGCGACCAGATACTGGAGCCTCACCCAAAGTAATTGTTTGGGCACCAGAACCAAATGCTGCAGTAGAGGCTAATGAATCAAAGTCCCAGCGACGTAATGGAACCCACTCTTTAGATGGTCCAATATCTTGCCAGGTTACTGAAAGTATGTTCTTGATGTTAAGATTATTAAAAGCGTATGTAGAAACTGAAGATGTGAATGTAAAGGTTGTAGATTTTACAGCAAATATGTTAGCACCTAGAGCACGGATAGTATCGTTGATTGCTCTCTTGATATTAAATCTTGGAAATGTAGGGCTAATAGTTACTTTAGAATCAATAACGTGTGTAGCAGCGGTAGTTCCTAGGTAGCCACGACCAAATGGTGCTACGGTTGCAGTATTAGCAACACGGTCAAATGAGTCTACCCAAAGCAACTCTTCATCAATTTCAATAACACCTTTACCTACAGAGTCAGTTGAACCCAGTTGAAGAACCAATGGGCTAGCAGATGATGAGGTAGTAGTAGTTACTGCGTGGGTTAGGTAGGTTGCTCTATCTTGTTGGAATGTATATCCTGAAAGATTGACGGCAACCTCATCAATCATATTTGCAAGGGTTGTCATTAGGATTCAATTCCTCTCAAAGCATCTACTGGCGACTTACCAGTTGTACTAGCCAAGGCATTACATACAGCACCTAGACCTTTATATAATCTCTTATCTGTAATACCAAGTTTTGCATTCAATGCACCTTGTACTGCAAGTCCAGTAGTTCCAGCCCACTTGTTTGCAGCACCTTGGTCATCAAGGAATGCTGTTCTTGCGGGGTAAGTTCCGCCATTTGCTAGGCGATTTAGTTCAGCACAGAATGTGCTACCAGCGGTACCAGTTGGCATTGTTTATCCTATCTAGGTGTAATGATTTTCTTATCAGGGGTAATAAGTTTTGACTTAGGCTCTTCTTTAGGTTTACCAAAGAATGCGTTGTAATAATGTTCATCAAATGAAAAACGCTTCATATGTGGGGCTAAAGCACCAGTATGGGCATATAATGGAATTTCTGCCTTATCACATAGAGCAAAGAAGAATATATCTTCACCTATGAACTTAGTTCCTCTACCCATTTCCATAAAGATTTGTCCATCTTGCGATGCTTCACGAACCTTTGGAACAACACTGCGGTGCATTAATACAAATCCCATACCTGCTGCATCAACCTTAATTAGTTGATTTACTGGCATTGGGTGAACTCTTGATAATCCAAATCCACCATCATCTCCAACTACGAAGTTAAAGATTGTAGGCATTGGAATCATCAAAGGTTCTTCTGGATTATCTGTAGTAAAATATATTCCAGTAATAATTGGACGCTTTTCAGCATCTCTGTTATCCCATAATAATTTAAATTTCTCTGGACTAATTACTACATCTGAATCTACCCATAGTAGCCATTCATAATCAGTCTTGTCGTACCAATAATCAATTACTGTTTGTCGCTGTCTAGCAATTTGATTGCCTTGACTACGTAATGATGTGGAAAATTGTATGCCAGACTTTAATATTACATCTGTTACGCCTTGCATAAACTTACCATCAACCATACCGTTGTCACACCATACGATGGCTATACTGTCTTTTGTCCCCTTGGTACTCATTTTACCACTTAACCTTGTCCGCCCAGTAGGCTGCACTCATTTTACCTTTAGCAATATTCTTAGCGTGACGTGCCTTGAATGATTTCTGACGAGCAGTTGGTTTCTTATCGCCAGTTACACCCTGTTGTCCAAATCGGATTGTCTTTACTTTATCTCCAACTTTAGCCACAACTACGTGTGATTTTTCAGGATGGTTAGGTGTGCGCTTTGGCTTGTTAAAGCCAGACACTCCTGCTCTTTTAAGTCTTGGGTCTTTCATTTCTTTTTCCTTGCAACTGCAGCATTATCCACTAGGTTTGGATAAGGTCTACCAGCCTTCTTGGCTCTAGCCTTAGCAGCAGATTTTTGTGCTGGTGTTAATTTTTTAGAAGTTTTCTTAGGATTCTTTTTGTCCCAAAATGCTTTTTTCATTTGCTCTCCTTAATTACTTCTTTTGTCTTAGGGTCAAGGCGAACCTTTTCGGAACCGTCTTTACGAAGAATCACAACCATACCGTCCCGCATAATTGACTTATTCCAACCGTCGTGACGTTTACGTTGACCCGATGACATTACTTTTTCTTCTTCTTTGACATCCCAGCCTGAGATAGTGCAATCGCAACTGCTTGCTTCTTAGACTTGACCATCTTCTTTGATTTACCAATGTTAAGAGTTCCTGCTTTATACTCTTTCATAACTTTGGAAATCTTCTTTTTTGCTGCTGCTTTTTTCATTATGGTCTTCTTCCTACACTAGGAGCAATTTTGGTTTCAGGAATAAACATTCCTGGGTACTTCTTTTCAATTGCTTTCTTAGCAGCAGCCTCGGCTGCAGCCACACCCTTTGGAGATATTTCATTTTGCAACTTTTTCATCTCTTTTTGAGCCTTGCCTCTTGCAATCATATCTTTGACATAATTAGGGTCACCAGCACCAACACGTTTAAGTTCACGGGCAGCCATATTACTTCTTCTTACCCATTTTCTTCATTGTCTTTTTGACAACTTTTTTCATTGGCTTACCTGTTTTTTTGGCTTCTTTCTTTGCCATTGCCATACCTTTTGCTGTATATGCAAACTCTTTCATTCCTACTTTTGGCATTATATTGCTCCAGTTTCTTTCAGCACTTCGGCTGACTTTTTGTTGATGTCTTTTGCCTTTGGCATAGTATTTGCATCATAAGGTTTATTAAGAACCTCAGATGCTGCTCTTGCTTCTTCTATATGTCTATATGTAGTACCTGCTGGTTGTATACCCTCAGCCCTTGCATCTCTGTAAGCCTGAAGTTCAGCATTCCATTTTTTATCTGGAATATCCCTTTTTGCATCTCCAGCATTTACTTGAAGTCCCATTACTTTGCAACCAAAGCAACCTTCAACTTCTACTGGATGGTCCTCCCAATGCTTTGCCATATATATCCCCTATTGTAATACGAAGTTGCTTTCTGTGACACCTATATTGGCTGCAATTATTGCTGCCTTTTGCGTGTCGTTAACTGTATGTTTGCTACCACCTTGATAGAACTCAAGATAGGTTGCAACATCATCTTCATTGGGGAAACGTAAACTTATATAAGCACCTGCGGATGTCTTTGCTACAGATACACCAACACTACGGTTGTAGAATTGAAATAGTCTATGACCTCCAGAACCTCTTTCAAGGACTCTTGGTGTTGTGAATGTGTAATTAGCCATTTTTCTCCTTAGTGAATTTACTGTAAGGCTAGAGTTTCCTCTAGCCCTACCGTCAATCAACTATGCAGCGATTGATGAACCTGACTCAATACGGTATAGCGCTTCTTCACGATAACGTGCAAAGCCCAATACTCCGTACCAGCCCATTGGTCGGTGACGCATCAAGCGGTCAACGACTGGTCCGATAACTACGTGTGGCTCTTCGGCTACAGCCTCAGCCAATGCTTGCTGTCCAGCAAGGATTGTGCGGTATACGCTGTTAGCAGCAGTTCCACCAGAACCATCAGCAGCCTTGTACAGACGTGGTGACTCTACGAAGAATGCACCTTCAAATGTTCCGATTTCTCCAGCCCAAATGCGGTCTTGTGAAGAACCGTATTGGTTTGGTAGATACCAGCCAGTTGAGCCTGTCTCAGCACGAAGGTCGTGTGAAACCTCTGGGTGAATGCCAGCCCAGTATAGAGAACCCTTGCGAGCAACTGCCTTGTTGGCACGTAACTTCGCTACAGCCTTGCGGATGTTTGCTGAAGAAATTGTTGCTGCAGAAGTAATTGTTGCTGTTGATGTAGCAGTTGAACCTGCATAGATTACGTTTGTACCCTGACGCAATGTTGTCATTGCTACAGCGTCAATAGAATCTGCAAGGTTGAATGCAATAATGTTTGCAATCGCTGGGTCTACATCTGCTAATGAGAATAACTCAAGAGCACGTGTTACCAACACTGAGTTACCGTACTCTGCAAGAGTAATGGTTACTGATGTTGGTGTTGACATTGTTAATGAGTCAACATCATCTGTTTCTGTAAGAGTTGAGGTCTTAGCAGCAAGGTCAACGTAGCGTTGTAGAACTACTGTTGAGCCAGGAATTGACTGGTTGGTTGGGCGCTTGTCTGCTACTGAACGAATAAGAGGCTCGCTACGAAGGGCGAACTCAAGAAGACGGTCATATGCTTTTTGAACAAGACCAGCACCACCAGCGGTTCCGCCTAGAGAGGCAGAATCTGTTGATGTGTAATTGGCTGTTGCCATATTGTCACCTCCAAGTGACTAGGAACTATGATTTATTGTGAGCGGAGGATAGATAGAATTTCGTCTGCGCTTTCAGCGTTATTCAGACGTTGCTCTAAGTTCTCTGCTCGTTCAGGTGTTGTTGCACCTTGAGTAACCGCATCTTGCTGACGCAATGCAGCACGGTCTGCGGTACTTACTGCTGGTGCATCCTCAGTTGGAGTAAGCCCGAACAAATCTCCGTTATCTTCTAACCAGTTATTCACTGATTCTTCAGATACATCGTCTATGTCCTTGAGGATTAATCTAACTGCTTTAGGATTTACACCCTTTTTTTCTAAGACTTCTTTGACTGTACGTTCACGCTGCACCTTGGTTATTCCCTCAAGTTGCTCAGTGAGTTCCTTAATACGTTTCTCGTCTGCACGTTTGGCTTTGCGTAACTTTTTAAGTAAGTCACTACCATCCATCTGTGTGTCTGTATCTGTATCTAGGTCATCGTCTTCGTCGTCCCAGTAGTTGTTGCTCATAGCAACTGTCCACCCTTCTATTCGTTGTTTGTTTAGTTCGCAAGCCACAGGTTCCAATCGGGGAATTGGTCTGGCTCTTGCTACCAGTCTTTTACTCTGTCGGGGCTGGTCGGTCCGCTCAGGATTCTATTTGTTTAGAAAGCGCCCTTTGTCGCTTGACTCAAACTTGCCTTTGACATACCAGATGCTCCGCCGAAGCGAGCCTTCTCTTGTTCTGTCAATGACAAACGAGCACGTTTTGCAGAAGCAAGTCCTTGGAATGCTTCTTGTTCAGCCTGAAGTTGCTTGTAATCTTCTCCAGTTGAAATACTTGATAGGAACTCTGCACGAGGTGTAACCTCTGCTACCTGTTGGAAACCTGCACGGGCTTGTTCCTTAGTAACACCAAGGTTTGCTAATGCTTCTTGTCCCATTTTAATGTCAATAGAGGTTAATTTACCTGCAGCATCTACAGTCTTTAGACCTTGTGCTAAGGCTGCTCCACCAATTTCAGCAATTTGAACCTTACGTTGCAATGCTGGAAGTCCTTCTGCTGGGTCAAGAACTGCACCGATAATATCTGATTGGTTAAGCATTGGATAATAAAGAGCAAGTGCTTCTTTTGTTGCAGCATCTGCATTCTTTACACGATTAACTGCAATACCTACTCTGTCCGCTACCTCGGTTGCAGATACATCGTTGGTAATAAAGGCATTCATCTTCTCTCTAGTTGCAAGAGAACCTACGCCGTATGATTGTAATACCTGTGCGTATGAACGCTCTGCAGCAAGATACTCTGCTGGGTTTAATACTGCTTTACCTGCAGCAAGACGTGCTTTATTTGCTGGAAATCTAGTTTGGAATGCAACCGCTAGTGGGTCTGTGCCCTTTGGGTCTTGCATCATTAACTCAATAGTGTCTGCTGAGTATCCTTTGATAACAGCATCTGTGATTGCTGTACTTAAATCACCAATTCCATAGGATGAAAGTAGGGCAGATATAGCAGCGATAGAATCAACTTGACGCTTCTTCTCGGCTGCCGCTGCGGTTGCTGCCGCTGCTGCTTTTTCAGCATCTTGGGATGCTTGTAATTTTCTCATCTGTTCATCAAGCATTGCTTGAACTTGCTCAGGAGTCATACCCGCAGTTTGCGTTGTATCTGTTACCGCTCCGCCACCAGTAGTTCCACTAGTAGTTTTTGCACCAGGAAGTACAAATACTTGACCTGGCTTAATAAGATTTACATTTGGAATGTTGTTTGCTTTGGCAATCGCAGTTACTGTTGTGCCAGCCTTTTTGGCAATGGCACTAAGCGTGTCACCCTTTTGTACTGTAGCAGTACCGTTTTTAATAACAGCCATTATCCAACCAATCCGAATGTCTTAGCAATGCTGCGAGCAACACTACTTAGAGAGTCTTGGGCATTCTTGGTAAAACGCCACTTAGGGTCTTTACGTAGAGATATTTCATATTCATACAAATTCATTAAGTTCTTTGGGTCAGAAGCAACTGACTTAAGTGAGGATATATCTATTGAGTCAGGGTCCTCTTCCAAGATATTAGCACGTGTATTGATGTAAGGAGTAAGCAATTGCTTAACTGTATATCCCTTATCAATCTTATCTGCTAATGCAGGGAAGTATGTCTTGGCTTGCATATTAATCAAGTTTAGATTTGACTTAAGTAGGTTAGGATTTACAGCAGACTCAACAGTTAATTTGCCTAATGCCTGTAGATTTATAGGTAATCCATTTTCTGCATAGGCATTTTTCAAAGATGTATATGTAATACCAAAGTTGCCCTTTTGTAATGCAGCAATAGCCTTAACATCTCCAGCATTTGCATCAGTAACTAACTTGGTTGCATTAGCAGTTACATACTTATTCTGAAGTGCTTTGATTTCTGAGCCAGAAACACCTTGGATGTTGACGGTTGTAGTCTTATCCTTGCTTTCTCCACCACTAATTCTTGTGGCTTGAAGGGCACGTAATTCATTAAAGTAAGCAGCAATGACCTCTTTAGGTGCATTTGTACCAAATTGCTCCATAAAGGCAGCATTCATATCTGCAGTGGCTTCAGCCTTTGTAGTTACAGAAATAGATTGTCTAAAAGTTTGAGTTGGTGCGTAATCTCCACCTAAAGTCTTTACATCTGATGATGGTTTAATGTCAGCATTATTGTCATCAGGGTCAACTAGTTTTGGTGGGACACCTTCTCCGACTTTGAAACCGTCGTTATCTTTATCTTCTGTTTTAGACACTTATTCTCCAATCAACGTTTCAAATATGTTCCAGTATAGAGACTTAGCGTTTGGATTATCGCCAGCAATCTCACGTAAAACATCCTTTAGGTCTGCTCTGATAGCCTTCCTATAACCAACATCGTAATCTGTCTTACCAGTTACGCCTGAAAGTTGTTTCATTCCCTCATCATATTGAAGAATCATTGCGCCAAATACTTCAGCAAGTTTCTTATCTGGGGCTAAACCACTATAAACAACATCACGCAAGTCATCTAGTGCCTCACCCTTTAGAGCAAGATATTCACCGCTAGGTGCTAACTGAACCTTTAGAAGAGGATATGACTCTTTAAAGAAGTTAGATTCTAACTGCCATTGTTCACGTAGATAACGACGCTTGCCAGGGTCTTGTGTTTCAAGAATTGCTGCATCGTATAAATCTTTACGAGTATTGTATTGTTGACGTGCAGTCGCTGTTGAAGCCTCACGTAAGAACTCATCAAGATATTTATTCTTTACGAATCCTTGTGACTTAAGGTAAGTATAAGACTCAATATCGCTAGTTCCATTAATTGGAATGAAGAATGATGCAGCCTGTTTGTGATTATTGATTAACTCTTGGTTATTCTTTACAAACTTTGCAGCCTCATATGTCTTAGCAAAAGAAGCCTCTGTTCCAGCAGTTGTCTTAGAGACAGCATAAACTGTTTTGCTTGGATACAATGTAGCAAATTGGACAAGAGCCTTTTCAAATGGACTGTCTTCGTTTTCATAACGCTTAACAATCTTTGCAAACTCTGAATCCCAAGTGAAGTATCCAGCATCAATCATCTCTTTAGGCACATCTTTTGTAGCAAACAATTGAACTGATGCAGGTGCACCGAGTCCAGTTACAAAACGAAGAGCCATAATGTTGGTAGCCTGAATTATTGAGTTCGTTGTAAACGAATTAATATCGGCACCAGTCTTTGGACCGTTTCCAGTAGATACTAATAGACGCATAGCCTGTACTGCTGCTGAGTTTTTCTGCTCAGTCATCAGACTCTTGTTTCCACCATAACCTAAATCAATTAAACGTTGTAGGTTGATTGGAGTAATCTTTCTCCACCACTCTTGGCTAGATGAGCCACCTGTTATAACTGGCTCTGCGGAGCGAATCCAATCACCAAGTCCAGGAATATTTTGAAGAACTCCTATTGATATTCCAACGAATGGTCCACCAAGACGTGGTGCTGCTGACTCTGGGTCAAGTGAAGGCGTAAGCATCTTTACTTTTCCACCAAAGTTTGCAGCCATAGGCTGTGCTCCTGGGATTCCAAGTGCTCTAAATACTGT